CAATAGTAGGATTACCAGCAAGGCCGCTAGGATTAGTAATAGAAATATTATTTCCTGAAGATAGTCCTCTGACAGCAAAGGTATTATCTCCAGTTTTGAATAACATACCACTACTGCTAGCGCCGAATGTTTCATTAACAGTAACACCAACCTGTTGCCATGTCATGCCACTACCAAGAACATATACTTTATTAGTTTGTAGGTCAGCAGCAACTAAACCGCTATATGCAACAGGACTTGATGCATAAGCTTCTCTTTCTGCGGTTGTGTTAAAAACAAAACTTTGATCTATGGGAACAGGAAAAAGTCTTGCAAATTGATTGCCGACTGGTACAACTGAGAATGGCATATGTTTATCCTTTACTTAATGGTTATACTGTGAGCGGTATCTGCTGGAACTGGACCAGAGGGTATAAAATATTTAACAAAATAAGGTATGGCTGCAAAGCTACTGGCACCAGAAACATTAATGATTGTGTCGCTGTAAAGTTCTTGAGCATTGGCTCCGTTAATAGCTTTAATTCCTACCTGATTCCAAGTGGCATCTGGTTTTGTATTGCTAAAGCTCTGTACTCCTGATGGAAAAGCCACAATAATTTTTTTAGTTCCAGAAGGTATGGTCAGAACAAATGTTGCATCGCTACTAAGATTTAAAGGTCCACTACTCAATCCTCTTATCTCAGCACTAGTGGTTGGAGCAGTATTATTAGCGCTTGATGCTCCATAAAAAACTCCTCTAAAACCAGTAAAAGAATTACTATTAGTTACACTGGTTGCTGCTGTTATAGATGTCCAATTTTGACTAGTAGAAATATTTCCTAAGCTATTAACAGGCAGCGTTCCAGAATTAAAGTATGTTGTAATTGGAAAGGTATTAGATCCTATTTGTACTACATAAGGATTTATAGTCAAACTTGAACTCGTAGTAGCAGAATTGTTATTTATACTATATCCTGTTGGAGCACCAACTTTTGATCTTTGAGTAGCAGAAGCATTCCAACCAGCACCAAGACCTGTTCCTAAAATAGTACCACTAGTTGGAGAAGTTGCACTAACTGTTAGACTTAATGATGTTCCAATTTCTTGCGCAGCAGTGTTCGATAAACTAAAAGTAAAATTTGGATCAACTCCAACGGTCGGTTCAAATACTTGCTGTAACATTTTTTTCAAAATATCAGTAATACCACTGGCAGTAGTCAGCTGTGTGCCAACAGACAATCCTCCCAAAGCTGAAGTAACAGTAACAGTCTCTGTTAGATTTCTAATATTTACTCCACTTTGGGTAACCGTACCACCATTAGGATTTAAACTAATAGCACTATTGTTGAATCCGCTTATTGTGATTCCTGTACCATTAACATCGTTAGATGAAGAAATGAGATTGCCACTGATATTAATATTACTATCATGAAAATTTTCTAGCTTATTACTAAGTCCGATTCGATAATAAGTTCCACTAGCACTAGTATTTCCTAATAATCCACTAAGAGGTAAAGTTTCAAATGTTATGCCGTCTTGTCCTCCCTGAATCCCAGTAATATAACTATAAACAGTATATGCATTTGCTGAATTATCAAATGTAAAACCAATACCTGTTTGTGCTATTATCTCAGATCCGCCAGCATATGGCAGAGCACTCCAGAAAGATCCTGCTGTCTTTCCTATCTTAAAACGACCAGTATCAATTTCATAACCAATTTCACCCTCCGCTAAAGACGCAGAAGGATCGGCGGTTGTCCATTGGTTTGCTGTGCCTCTTCTTAGCTGAATTCTTGTGTTTCTTGGCATTTTTGAACCTTTCGGATGGGTCTAGGCTACTAAAAAAATTATTGTAAACTACTATTAGGATTACCACAATCAAAATGATACTGATCAAGATATCCACTTAATCCTACATTATCTATACCCCAAATAAGATCGTCAACATGCACTGTAGCATTATCTGTTAAAAAATTAGTTATATAATCGTCTAAACCATCAATTCTATTAACTGGTAAGTTGCCGCTTATTTTTGAAATTGGAATATTATCCGGCAAATCACTCCAAAGTATTTTTTCAGTATTAACTATTTCTAAATTAAAAGCATCAAATCTTTCTATTTCTATAGAGTCTGTAACTTGATCTAAATAACTAGTTTCTATTTCAATAATATTTACTGTTGGTTCTAAAATTTCTATAATAAAGTCGCTCATGTTGAGCACTCCAACGGATTATTACTTTGGCTAAATCTTTTAACTATATTAATAGTACCAAATAATAGTCTTGTTGTATATTTTCCTCCACCATCATATAAATCATCAGGAGATTGTAATTCTAAATCATATTTAGCTGTATTAAAATTAAAACCATTAGTCGTATTAGCAGGAATCATTAGTGTTAATTTTCCTGCTGCTGCATCTATTTGAAATTTATATACGCTATAGTCTAAATTTTCTGAACTAAAAATAAATGTTATATTAGCATTAGTTTTAAATGTTAATCTAGCACACCAATCGGTTAAATTAATAGGATTATTATTAGCATCTTTATAGATTAAGCTTATTTTAAATGATGTACCTTGTTCGATAGCAAAATCATATTTGCTTGCTGCCATAATGAGCACCTTTAGTGTTAAGAGATACAGTATCTAATACACCTATAACAAAAAAGGCTGGCATATAGCCAGCCTTAGTTGTTGTATAAAATTGATAGTAGATATCAGAGAGAGCCAATTAGAACTCTGCGGTTATCGAGAACAGCAAAACCTAATTCTGCCCAACCGTAGAAACCGGCTCTCTTTTGACGATGAAGTGACTCATCTTCAAAAATTTGAACCTCTTGACGAACTGGCATTATGAAACTATCTCTCTTACGAAGATCTAGTCCAACAACAATTTCGGTATCACTATTGGGCATTGTGGCCCCTAGTCCACCGGAGGTTGATGTAAAGAACTGCTGATACTGTTGGCCAACACCAAGCTCATCAACATCGTGTAAATTAACACCGAATACTCGGTTGATGGCGCCATCAGCAGCAGTGTAAATTTCTCTGCGTGTAACTTCATCAATTTGGTCAAGACCCCAATTACGGATGTCTTCCATAGCTTCTGGACTAACATAAAGATCTGTTAATAGACCCCTATTAGCCGATGTGCTATTACCACCACCGTTTCGACGCATAACAGTTTTCATCAAACTGACTAAGCGCTTTGTGAACTGACTGGTATTAGCATCGCTATCGTATACAACGATATTGCGATCAACACCAGCAGCAAGTAATGTGTGCCAACCATCATCGTTCATCTTCTTAACGAAAGAAGCTTCGAGAACTTCCATAGCACGACCCACAACGTCCCAACGGGCATCACGAGCATACTTTAAGAGATAGTCTATTGAAGCACCAACGTCATAGGTTGGAACCATGACGTAATCACCTTCAACGTGACGCTCTGGAATATATCCGTGGTTAGGAATGGTATAGGCAACAAAGTCTTTCTCAGTTCCAGGAGCCAAGAAATCTAATGGAAATTCAGGAGTAGCACTTTGAGCTAATTGAATTGGCTCGAAAATACCATCGAGAATATCACCATTTAATACGCCCTTACGAAGAGGAAGCTCAAGAGCTTTAGCAAACTCTGCGTTTGCAGCAAGAGCAACCTCTCTATTTGCTGAACCAGAACGAACTAAAAGATCGGTTAGTTCTGGAGTTGGCTGAAATCTTTCGGTTTTAGCTGACATGTGTTTTTCTCCCTTAATGAAAAATGAATTAGGTTAAGTTAACTGATACTTTAGCGTATCCGTCGGTGTCTTTGGCACTTAGGAATTGACCAATTTTAACAGCGTTCGTTGAACTAGTTCCAATTAGACCACTGACACCAACATAAGCATCAGCACCAGCAGACGGAGTTGTACCCGCAACTAGCATATTTGTTGTTACTTGGCCTTGACGAAGGAGGGTGACTTTGCCACCAACCTGGGTTTCGTCTTTGTGCCAATTGATGTGTTGTCTTGTAAGATCAAGATTAACAACATCATTTAATAATACGCCAACTGGCTTGGATCCAGAAACGGCGGCAGCATATGCTACAACAGCATTGCCGTCATCCATTGAGATACCAACACCACTTGTTGCAGTTACAACACTAGCAACGCCACCTCTTTCAACATATGTTGAACCAGCTGGGATAGATGTCATGAAGAATGAAACATCAGTTAAAAGTTCGATACGATCTGGTTTTAGAGCCATTGTAATTTCTCCGTATTAATTGGGTACTACTTGTTATTTTTTTTGCCGATTTTGCTACAAACAAACTCGACCAGTTCTGCTCTAGCAGAGTCTATTGCAGATTCTGCTTCGTTACTGCCAACAGCTAGATTAATATTAGCTTCAACCTCGGCTGTTTCTAGTACCGATGGATCTGCCTCAACATTGGATTCGTCTTCTGATGCTTTTTTCTTTTCGTTCTCATCTTCTTTATCTTGTTTATCGTCTTCCTTTTTGATTTTTTCTAACCAAGGGGGCATTTTTCCAGCAAAAAGACTTGTCATAGCATCAAAAGCTTCGTCATCCAAGCTATTGAATTTATCAACTGTTGCTTCTGCTGTATCTGTATCTAGACCAGCACCAACTAAAGAAGCCATACGCTTATTCTTTTTATCTTTCTTCATCATTTCTTCTTCTTTAGTTTTATAAGCAGCAATTACTTCGTTTGCAGCATTGAGTTCACTTTGAATATTTTCTACAGCAGCTTTCATTTTCTTAGCTTCTTCTTCTTTGTCTTTTGATTTCTTAGCTGCTTCTTCTTTAACTAATTGAATTTCGCTATCCTTGGCATCTGCCAAAGCTTGTAATTCACTCTTTAGTGTTTCATTTGCAGCTGTTAATTCTTCAACTTTAGATGTTAGCTCTAAAGCTACAGTATTAACTTCTGGTGTTGTTTCGGCCTTGGTGTCTTCCATAATTTCTTCTGTTTTAGCTGAACTCATAGTTAAAGTCTCCGATTCTTTATTGGATTGAAAATTTAATACACCTAATTTATCAATTTCGTATTTTTTTTCTAACGAAATAATAGATTCATTAACATTGTCTGTGACTGGTATTAGATTTTTGGAAAAAATAATACTATCTTCGTTGGCCGGCTTATCAACAAAACCTTTACCTGTAAAGGTAATATTGCGTAAAACTCTGCCAATTTTATAGTTTTCGTGCTCGCCTAATCCGCCATATGCTCTTAAAAATTTTGTTAAATGGGCTGTAGCTTCATTTCTACTCAATATAGTATATTTACTAGTGGAAGTATCAAGTAGTCCATAATCGAATCCATTAAATAAACACTCCATACTAACATACTTACTACCATTTTCTATTTCAGAAATTAATCTATCTGATCTTTCTCTCAAAGATAGATCGCTAAAGCCCTTATATATTACTGATCCTGTTAAGATATGGTATTTTTCTGGTAAATTATCAATTGGAGTATTTTCATCAATTAATATTCCGTCTTCTGTGATCGGCCAATTAGAAACAATATGACCTATAATTAAAGATTCATCATGTTCTAAATTGGTTGGTTTATCTTCTGGAGTATTTCTAGCATTCCAAACTTCTGATTTTTCAAAAATATCGTCATTTTTATTCCATGAGCTGCTTACTAAAATAGATTGAACATAATATAAGTCGCTATCATTAAAAGACGCTATACTTTTAAGATTTCTAGATTTTTTCAAGTCACGAACACAAGGAGAAACAACGCTAGCGTATGATATAGAAGCGCTAGCAGTTAATAGTTCTTGCAAACCATCTAGTTTTTCTTGTTCAAATATTTTCATTATAATTTCTCCAGAAATTTATACCTCTTGAGTATACACCATAGTATAAAAAGAAGCCTTAGCCTGTTTATGTTCTTCAACGGTTAAGTCTCTGCCAAGATCAGATTTTAATAATTTTAACCAATTATAGTATGTACTTACTGCATTATTATTAATACTTATACCACTAATTAATTCATTATTTATACTATCAAAAGGAGATAAGCTAAATAAAATACTAGTTTTTATATCTTCTAGTTTTGCACTCTCTATATTGCTTAAACTACGAATATTTTTTTTGTTAAAGAATTCTAATATAACAGGATTAATTATTTCGCCAATCTTATCTTGTGCAGAATTAGCCCATAAGGAAAGTCTGGCCCCTGTTCTTGGACTAAATGTTTTAGTTTTTCTTTTTTCTGCATCTTTGGATAACTTGGGGCGACCTTCTCCTGGTACTCCTGAATTTTTGGTGGTAATAGGTCCACCACCGGCAGGAGACGGCGGAACTTTTAATTCAAGAGCACTTTTCTCACTTGATTTTTTTTTGTCTAGTTCTAGTCCTACTTGGCTTGGTGTTACTATTCCTGTTTGTAGTGCTATTTTCTTTAATGAGTTTTCAAACTGAGGATCAAACCATGGACCAGATTTTTTAACCATTCTGTTGCTATCTCTTTCTCTGCTTTCTCTATTGAGCCTTGTTTTTTCCATATCAGGATCCAATCCAAATCGTGTTTGTAATAGCTCGTCACTAATAAGGTTACGATCTGCCAATTGAACCAATAAAGCTTTTTCACTATCTTCATTACTTAAATCCATTTTATCAAATTCTAACTTAGCAGGATATTTGAACCCCATAGCCTTCTGTACAATAGCAATTTCTTCTTCCCAGAACTCTATTAATCTATCTCTACCGTATTGTAGTCTTTGTGTTAGGGTTTTTAAACTAATAAAATTGTTTGTTGTTCCTGCTGCACCAAATGTTCCTGTTAACGTTGGAGGAATTCCTAATCCAGCATATATAGCATTAAGGTGTGGAATATATTTCCCCTCACCCAAGAAATTATGAACATTAGTATTACTCTCCATTAACTCAATATCCGGACCCCAAATCAAATCCATTGTTCCTCCGCCAACATTATTCCCAAGAATCTGAGCAAGTTTGGATGTTGCTGCTTTTGTTGGGGCAATTTTATGTTCTAAACTACCTAATTTAAAAATTCTAATATTGCTAATGGCGCCATCAAGAGCTGCCATATCGGCTAATTTTAGCTTTTCAACAACTGTAATATCGTCCATAATAGCATAAATCATAGGATAGGCCCATGCTTGCCAATCATCTTTTTTGTAATGAAATACTAGTGTTTTATCATAGTCTAAAGGATATGGTTTCTTGTTTTTAGCAGCTTCTATGATTTGTGCAGGTAAATTATCGATAACTCTTTTTTCATTTTCTGTTTTAGGATTATTAATAACCTTGCGTAATGCTGCTGGTAAGATAAGCTCATATGTCTTATTATTTAAGAACGATGACAATGCACCAGCAGACACCTCAACACAAATAGGGTCTATAAAAGTATATTTCCATGGGATCTCTCTTTTTTCAACATTAATTTCTGGTAATTCATTAAGCTGCATATCTGCCGACCCAAGCGCTTTATATAGCTTGTCTGCAACTTTTATACTTATCTTTGCGGTTCGTCTATCTATGACTATATTGCCGCTTTTATATAGATTATTAAGAAATCTTTCACTTCGATCCTTTCCATTTATTTTCTTAAACCATCTTCTATAAAATCTTTCTATTCTTTTATTTCTATGAACCAATCGTATTCCTTGACTGGCAAAATCACCCATAAGATCTATTACGTTTTTTACTAATCCTACTCTTTGATAAATTCTTTCCGCTCTCTGCAAGATCATTTTGATCTCATTAGGAGGAGCTTCTTGTGGCCTAAATGTATAATAATCGTCTTTTGTTAATCCTGGGCGACTTCCTGTTAGGCCATCTAGACTGGAAAAGTCTAAACTATATCTACGACCACCAGCCGCTGTGGCTTTTTCTACTAAGGTGAATTCGTCTAAAGAAGAACCAGCACTCTTTAGTGCCTCTTTTTTGCTCTCTAAATCGTCTCCCCATGTGATATATGCTTCTGTAGGAACAATATTTCCAGTATTAATAACTTCGTCTTTTGACTTTTTTCTTGGCATATTGACCTCTTTAGTTAAGAATTATATCTTAATAGTAATGTAATGGGA